CAGAGTTACTATGGACATCAAGAGTGATTCCGGCTGGCGCAGAGGAATCAATTGACATTGCCACATTGACTTTTGATATGCCAATTTGGATCAGCAGTCCTGCCAAGGTCAAACGACTAGGTGTCATACAAAAAATTATCAACAGCATATACGATGAGCAAGGTGAATTCAGCCAAGATACCATATTGTCTAACCTGGTTGGTCGAGTCACTGTGTCTCCTGTAAACTACGGGGTCTACTATTCAGGAAATCAACTCAAGTTGCTCAAGCAACATGAAGTGGCTCTTGAGGATGGTACCTTGCTAAAAACTGCGCCGCCTGAGACCTGGCGAGCTGTAATAGAAATATACGGCACCTTGGTAACTGGCGCCAGTGAAATTAGATTGGCCTTGCCCACAGGAACAGAATTGATTGGATCTATTACCTATCACCCAACTGATCCCAGTATACTGTTGTTTGAGCCAATTGAAGATACCATGCCATCAAACACACTAACTGCAGTTGATGCCATTATTAATCCCACCAACGTGATAGTGGACAGTGGACTACTGAACCCCGCAGCTGGCACCAGATACCTAATAACAGACAACATCGGCAGCGCCAACAACTTGCACGGCAGTGAAGTGTGGGGGGATCTGGTTGCCCAGGTCAATGATGTAATAGAATACAACAGCACTTGGCAAGTGGTGTTTGACAGCCAACAACAATCAGATATACAATATATTACTAACACCAACACAGGTGTTCAGTATCGGTGGACTGGGTCAGACTGGGTCAAGAGTGTGGAAGGTGTTTATCGAGGTGGCGATTGGTCAATTGTAATATAGGCTGCGGCGCATTAATTTACAGTCAATCAACTCACAGATATTTGTTCTTGTTACGCAATCAAAAACGGCATGCTGGGAGTTGGGGCCTGGTTGGGGGCGGTGTTGAAGCTGGAGAAAGCGCCAGCGAAGCATTGCAACGAGAAATTGTTGAAGAGATTGGCGCTATAGCTTACGATAAAATTATTCCGTTGGAAAAATTCACCAGCGAAAACAAGAACTTTGAGTACCACACCTACCTGATCATAGTCAAACAAGAATTTGTACCACAGCTAAACGATGAGCATCGAGGATATGCATGGACCAGCATCAACGATCATCCTCGTCCACTGCATCCTGGAGTATGGCGTACTTTTAGCTTTAAAGGTGTGGTTGATAAAATTAAAACTGTTGAACTGGTTATAGATCAGCTTCAAGCACAAACTGTCTAAAATCTATAGATCTGTAGTTCAAGCAGTATTTCCAGGCTTCGGGTGTTCTAAAACTTTTGGTAGGAGCAACTCGAACAAAGCTGGTATCAGGGTAGGCTTTAAACACTTCTGCCATGCTCAATTCCCAATAATCTTCCAATAAAGAGTCCGGAGCTTGTGGGTAAGCATTTGTTCCTGCATACACATTGTAAGATGAATCGGCTGAATCAGCACCATCAAACCCAATCATGAACACTTTTTGGTGCCCATCAAATGCTGCAATATATGTTGCTACTGCGCCAGAATTCCATTGCGGATCTTGTGGCACGTAATGAAACTTTCCTGGATAGTTGGTCACTGCTTGTTTGTTGGCGTACACCACGTTGTTGTCGCAATACTCACTGTTGGCCAGTTCTGCTATCATTTCTGCTCCAGTTGTAATCAGGAAGTCAGGCTGATAATTTCTGTACAGAGCGTTACAGCCGTAGGTATTAAATCGTCCAGCGTTGTTAATTGGAGGTTTCCACCCGCTGCGTTCTCCCCAGTCTGTGGTGTTTCTAGCAGCCAAGAAAAGATTTAAATTAAAATCCAGTCTAGTCACTCCATTGCCCACAACCACTGCGCGATTACTTAAAGGAAGATTTTCAAAAGGATTGGCCACATGTTCTGTTTGATAACGCCATAATTGGTTGACATATTCTGCGGTCACATTAACATCTTCGCCGGTATAATCTTTACGATACAACTGTTTGATTTTTTGCATTAAAATCTTCCCACAACCACTTCAATGGTCTTTATATCCGTGCTGTCTATTTGTTCCAAGGCTTTTCCTAGCACACAACCTGGCCTATACATGCCGCTGTTCAAAGCTTCAGCCACACCCGGAATATGACTTGACACCAACACTGTGCCTTTTTCAACAGGACCCTGCACCTGACAGGGCACTCGTCCTGTCATGGCCACTGCCACATTGCCGTTCATGGAATTCATTAGATACGCTGGGTTGGTGGAAACTACCCCGGCAACTCTGGTGTCGTGTGTCATGTTGGTCACAGTGACTTCTTTGGCACCGCCAAATACTAACACAGTACCAGGTGCATACTCTGCATCACCCACATAGTTTTCTGCCAAGTCGGCGTATTTGGCCTGAGTTGACACACCAAAAAACGTATTGTACCAGGCGGTGGGTGACCCCAAGTTGGCTGTTAGGTTGCTGCTGGGAATTATGTTTCCAGTATGCACTATAGCAGTACCAGCACTACCTCCAATGTATAGGTTACCAGCAACGCCAACTCCGCCAACAACTACTAAAGCACCTGTTGTGGTGGATGTTGATGCTGTGGTAGGTTTAATTACAACATTGCCGTTTTGATGGAATCGAATAGATTCAGTGGTTTGCGTTCCAATTGCTAAACCATATTGCGCTCCAATTGGATTAAATTCAATATATCCTTGTGAGGTTACATCAGTCATTAATTGAATTCGAGTATTAGCTGTTTGCCAATCTGCGCCTTGAGCGTAACGCTGTGCTATAATTTGCAAGTAGGAAGCATTGGCATTTGTGTGATGGAATTCTGCAACTTTTAATGTACTACCTGCTGTTGCATTAAGATTACCGCCAGATACATATAAGTTTGCTCTAGTAGAGAGTGTAGTTGTACCTATTGTAACATTACCTGCTATTGTAGTGGCGCCAGCAATGCCAACTCCGCCAACAACTACTAAAGCACCTGTTGTAGTTGATGTTGATGCCTGACTGGAAGCAGCAACAACATTGCCGCTGGCTGTTATAAATGTATCTACTTGTAGATTACCATAAATTCTTGTTCCAGAGTTGAGTTTAGCCATAGTGTAGTATTTACCGTAAGTTACACGCTGTATCTTCCACGCAAGGCGTTGAAATTTGTCAGGATCTCGTCTGCTGTTAAAGCACGATCGTAGATCATTGCTGTGGCTATACTACCATTGAAATATCTAGCATTGGCCGCACTTTTTCCAACCAGATAATTTGTCCCTGGACTTACTGCTCCTCTAGTATAACTAAGAGTGGCGACCTGAGCGCCATTCAGATAAAATAGGGCAGTAGTTGCAGTGAATGTCATTGACACCATGACCCATTGATTTAATGTTACGTTTTGACCTATAGTAGTCCAGAATTGATTATTTAAAATCGCCTGATATGTTCCATTATTGACGCCAATACCTGTGCCATAACTTGCAGGTAGATCCCCATCTATGATTCCATCAAAGTTGGCAGCGTTGGGTGATGCGATCGGATAACACCAAGCAGATAGTGTTCCGTCACTTATAGTGGCACTACTCAATGTTGTTGTTGCATATTGCGTTGATCCATCAAATGTAAATGCACCACCGTTGGTAGTAGAACTGAATGTAGGACTAGCAGTTAGCGTGCCATTGTTACCCGCACCACTCAGGTCGGTCCAAGTGGTGCCAGAGCCTGCATAACTTGCGGTTTGCCCAGCGTCCAACCAAAGTTTTAAGTTACTGTCCACTATAGGTGCTCCGGTGAATTCATCAAATTGAGTGTTTACATATAACGTACCATTGGAACTTTCTCTTTTGACCGGTGGCTTAGTTGCTGGTGTAAGTCCGTATCTACTGGCAAAATAATTATAATTGTTTTGTTGTTCGGCAGCAGTTAGTTGTCGATTGTAAAGAACTATTGCGGCTAGGCGGCCTTGATAGTATCTTCCAGTAAATCCAGTGCCCCAAGTATAGGCAAAGGTCGAAGCAAATGCTCCATTGGTTGTGTTGGTTCTCAACCCACCTACGATATTCCACCCTGATGCTAAACTCCCGGCACCTGTATAGGCTGTGTTGTTTACATAATAGGTAGTTGCTGTGCTGGCCCAATCATCAGTATTACCTGGATTTTGCAAAGTCCAAGGTCCTGTGCCATTGGCTCCACCAAATCGCATGGTTTTATCTGCACTTATACCAGCACCAAGCCCCATGGCCAAACTTGCACCTGAAGTATATGTAAAATCTGGATAGAATACTAAAGTGCAATCTAAATAGTTTTGTGCTAAGGTACTGGTTATATAGTTTGTTGCAGCGCCAGTAGCAAAGTTCCAATAACTTGCTGCCCCTGCTGAAACATATGATATTGTGCCGTTGAGTGTGGCAGGATTAGTTGATGGATTTACAAGGTCTCTCACTGATGTGTCACTCCCCGGATAACTTTCCAACTTACCAGCATCAATGTATGCTATCATACCATTGGTTACTACCATTCCGGTGACTTCATCAAATTGATTATATACTTCTAAGGTGCCATCGGGCAGTTGACGTTGGGTCGTTGCTGTTGATCCTTGATTAAATGGGCCTGTGGCGGTAAATGTAGCTGAGCCGTTATTGGTTACTGTGTAATTGTTTGTGCTATTATCTTTAATAAAATTAGCAGAGTTTGTAACATTTAACAATAGACTCGTGCCTGCAACCGCTGGTAGTATTGCCTGTGGTGGAGTAAACGCTGAGGTATACACTGCAACCCCATTGACCACACGAAGATTGGAAATATATCCTGGAAAGTAATAGAAAGGACTACCATTGTACCTGCCTACACTGACTGCGGATGTTGTTCCCGGAGTATAAGTAGTTGTTCCAGCTAATACTCCATTCACATAGCCACTTGTGGTTGTTCCGACTCTAACAAACGCGATATGGTTCCATGCACCTATCGTGGGAGTGACTGTGGACATTGCAACCACACCATTTACACCGTCATCGGCCACCAGTTGATTAGATGTGTTTTTCCATAAATTGATGCCACTGTTACTGCCATTATTAAAACTAACTATGGTGGTTTGTGTGGCTCCGGTGGTCCAATAACACCACATTTCTACAGTCCAAGTTCCGGATAAGTTTGGACTCGTGGCAGTTAGATACTGGCTGGTGCCATTGAAACTGATAGCACCTGCGGCTAAACTGACCTCATCAAAAGCGCCATTGACCAGCAATGTCCCAGTTGATAGTAATCTTGAGGCGATTGGCATTATCCAAATACCGTGTCTAGGCTGTTGGTGCTGTTGTTAAACACCTGATAGACCGAGCTGACGTTGTTGGCACTCCATACATAACCTACCCGATTGGCAACATACACATTGCCATTGACCCCAACACCACCTCTTACTTGTAAGGCACCTGTTGTGGTTGATGTTGATGCTGTGGTATTGCTCACATACAGACTACCTAGTTCAACATTGCCCAGTGTCCCTGTAATAACACCGTTGGTTTCTGTTGCGTCCTGATAATAGGTAAGTGCCTCCGTGGCGTTTTCCCAACCAATAAAAGCATGCTTGTCTGATGTTTTATAATAATGAAATCGTATGCCAATATCTCTGCCGTCGTTGCTGACCAATGGTGCCAAATTGGCAAAGGTGTGTAGATCAATGATGCTGTCAGTCACCGTCAAGTTATTACTGCCAATTGTTAACGTATTGCCTTGAATGGTCAGGTTACCAACCACAGTCAAACTGCCTTGTGCTGTGGTAGTTGCGGCTGCTGCACCAAAGCTGGTTAGTCCAGCCAAGGTGGTTACGCTGGGTAGATATGCAGCAGTATTGGCGTTGGCTCCAGTTGCTAGACTAGTGATACTGATTGCTTGAGTGGCTGCATTGCCAAACAGTGTGGTAATATTTGTTGTTGCTGTGCCTAAATTGGCATCAATGGAGTTAATACTGGTTGCTTGGCCAGCTGCATTGCCAAACAGTGTGGTAATATTTGTAGTTGCTGTGCCCAAGTTGGCACTTACATCACCTGTGTTGGCAATATACAACGCTCCACTAATGCCAACTCCACCAGTGACAACCAATGCACCGGTTGTAGTACTGGTGCTAGCAGTGCCAGAATTGGCAGTAACATTACCAGCGTTGACATTTCCCACAATGTACAAGTTAGGTGACGATGAAAAAGTTCTAGTCCAAGCATTGGTTGTAGAGTTATAAACATAGGAAATGCTGTTTACTGTTGCTGTTTGACCATTTGTGGGGCTACTAGGGAATGCCATTTAATTTAACCTTTTATGTACTTACTTATTTTAATAGTGCTGCAACAGCAGATCCAGGAAGTCCGCATATAAAAATTTTCATTCTTTAACTGCCTTCATTTTTATCATGGTATGCACAGCAACATTGTTAGCTTCACGCATTAATCGACGAAACATAAAATGCTCATCATGCGTAATAGTTTCATCTTCTATTTTCTTTTTCATACGATCAACCATTTCTATATAAAATTGATCATACTCAAAATCAAACCATACCATTTCAAAGTTAATGTTGTACTTTAGTCCTATTCCTGAACTAGACCCGTACATCTCAATTTGTTCTTTATTTGTTTTTTGACAAAACATATACATGCCGCCAACAGTAATAGGACGGCAATGAGTTGGATCAGAATAATAATTATCATGAAAATGATGTGGGACCAAAATATCTAAAATAGCATCGTGCTTAGATACCCTATATATCTCTTGCATCAACGGAATAAATCCAGCGCCTATATGTTCAAAAATATGATGCGCTCTAATTTCTTCTACTGAATTATCTTCAAGAGGTAATTTTTCCTTTTCAATATTACAAAGAAAATCTGGAGAAACCAATGGGTCATCATCTATATTTAAAAACCCGTCAATCCTTTTGTACCCACTTCCAAGATTAATTTTCACAGCAATGCGTCAAGTTCGTCATGGGTAGTTGCTGCATCTATAGCAGCAACTCTTGGCGCAATAGCTTCTTTTAATGCAAGAAGTTTTGCTGGGTCGTGTGCCATTGCATCATTCCTTTGCAAATTCATTTCCGTTATAAACTCAGTCTGAGCATGCATTCTCATAGTGCCTTTGCGCTCATCAACTGTAAAATCATATGTGTCCCATATAATTTGCACAGGATCTGTTGTTAGATCATAACGATGCGCACGATACCCCTGCCGATGAGGGTTGCTTGGATGGCGTATTTCAATAGCATTGACCCATCCGTTATTACCTACGCCTTCTGCCGGTGGGGTATCCCAAACATCTTTAACTTCTCCATTTTCTATACGAATATAATGTGTCATTTCCAATCCTTTATTAAAAATAAGTTATGCAACACTTCTCAGCGCAGGCTTACTATTTAATTTATTTTTTATTTTATTAAATGGCGCATCCCACTCCCCAAAAACTTCTTGTCGGAATAATTTCATAGAGTTATAGTACGGCGTTTTTTCGCCGTCCATAGCATACAAGTAGTACCCCATTATTGGCAATACTACCCATGTAGTAACCCCCATTGCCGCAGCTAAATGGCTAACACTTGTACAAGAACTAATTACAAGATCACATGATGCAATAGCATGTTGTGTTTGATGCCAATCATTTAATGGCACTTGATTTACCCAAATTGGACAAGCATCTGCGCCTTCATCTCTTTGTAAACTAATAAATTCAAAATCAGAATTTTTAACAGCGTCGAACATTAAATCATAAGGAAACTTTTTATTATGATCATCTTCAAATTTTGATTGTCCTTGCCAGCGCAAGCCAATTCTTTTTTTATTTCCTTTAATAGCAAGTGGTTTATTAATGTACGGATCGCCGCGCAAATCACTTAATTCATAATTAAAGTAATTGGGCGCAGTCATGGCATAACACCAAAAATCATGATAAATACCATACTCTGAGCCGTGTTGAATTACAGCAGAAACACCTTCTATTTGAGAAAACAATCCAACCAATTGCCCAGAACAAGAAACAATTACCTTATTTCCTTTTGCAACCAAATCCCGCGCATAACGAACTTGATGTATTTGATCTCCTAATCCATGATCACAATACAATAAAATTGTACCACGAGTTTTCCCATCCCATTCTGGTGCTGGCGTATTTGGGG